CAGCATTCTTATCTGTGATGAGTTGGAAGCGGCCCTGGTTGTAGAACTTTGATGTAGAGATGCCTGTAGGCGTTGAGGCATTATTGGAAGGGTTAACGAAGTAATCGCCAAGTGGATAACCACCCACGCGACCATTCTTACCTCTTACAGAGTGCCTACACCCCACATATGGGACAGTTTTTACACTTCCTGAGTAGTTCTCTGCTTGCGTAGAAGACGCAAACGTGACATCATCAGGATCATAGTTTGTGACCAGGATCACCTTACCCGCGGAGGCAGTTGATCCAATCGATGTGTATGCGTCGGTGACATACTCAAAATCGATGGATCCCTCCCATTCCTCGTAAGTGCTCGCAATCTGCGAGAAAATAGGGAATAATCGGGTATTGCCAGGGTTAAGGTAGAAGTCAGCGGCGACTGCGAAATTCGCTGTCCCGACAACATCCATAACTTTCTCTCGGCGAACAACAAACTGATCCCAGATCGCGGTGTTATTCACGATGACTTTGGATTCAACACCGAGGTTACGGTATGGGACGTCCTTCTTCAAAGGACGACTCATTGCCGCAACTTTAGGTTGCTGTTTCATTACCAGTTTTTTGCCATTGGTAGTGGCTTTTTGCAACTTTTTGTTGTTGCTAGACATGATTTACGTTGGAAATGCGTAAATGATGAACTATATGGGCTCCAGGAGTTACCTGGACTATACATTATGACATAACCATACATCCTTTTTGAGGGTAGTATTTGGAAGTGCCGTGTAGTCTCTTGGCATTTTGTTTAGCACTGAAATTTTGCATCTGATAGAACATCAGAACAGTTTTGGACTATTACATGTCATAACCCCATGGTTTTAATATAGAGTGATCCGTCTCAACCGGGATGAAATACAAATGTAAACATTTGTCTCCCGGTTCCTGTATTTTGTAATGGATTCTGGTTCCATGCCTGAGTTTTAAGTCGCATTGGGGCTGCGCTGGGATTTGATTTATTTCTTTTTAATGTATTTTACGTGTTCCCACACGGAGGAGTTTAACGAGTGATTCCCTCGAGAGATTGGATTTACCTACTCATATTGTCTCATATCAAATTCTCTTTCTGTGGAGTCGCGGACAAAATGCTCTAAAGCATAAAAGTCTTTGCCTTCAACAGTGAGATTCAGATAATCATCAATGTGGGTAGGTGAGTTCCTCGCAGCAAGAACATTAATTAAAATGTCTCTGCGGACTCTATTCAAGTTCAAATCCAAGGGTGGGACAGGAGGTCGCGGGATACTCACGTAACGAACGTGGCGGTATTCCTCGATGGTTGAGTCAAGCATAGCCGTTAATCGGCCATATTTTGTCTTAACATCCTTCTGTTCCTTCCTCTGAAGGGCAATGCGGAGAATCGGATCGCCTAAGCCCTCAGAAAAGTTCTGAGATATCCTTGCAACATATGCAAGTAGGATACCCCACTCATCAACTTCACACTCTACCATATTCATATACTGTTCAGGGACATTTTCTGGATCTCTCTGCTCCACAGGTTTATCAAGCCCGTAGAACAAAAATTCAGATTCCTTCATCATTGTTGGGTTAAAAACCAACTTTCCGAAGAGGGCATCTAATGCCTTTTGTCCTGTATATTTTTGGTTATTCACAACAGCCCACTGTAACTTTGGGTTGTGTAAAAAGTATGAGGCCATCAGTCTCTGATTATGTGTCACTTCGACAGGTTTATCTGAGACCAATGGGTCGAGTCCAAAACCACCGAGGTGGATTGGCAAGAACCAATTGGGTTGAAACTGAAGTTTCTCATATGGTTTCGAGAACTTCGACATCAAGTCAGGTACCAGGACTCTTGTCCATGGCACATCCAATAACATAGGGTTGATGGCCTTAGCCATAGCAACACCTGTGTTCAACTCCGATGATTTCCGAAGGAAGCGTGTATTCAAGTAATTAAACTTGACCATCACTCCCTTCCTCATCTGGAAAAGTTGGGAATTTATCTGACATGTATCCGGCGAGCAATAGTTCTTACCTTGTGAAGGTTTGAGTCCAAATGCAAGCGAATTCTTTGAAAACAATGCACCTACCTCCTTAGGAGCTCTGTACAAAAGGTCATCACCGTTGATAATCGCAGTCTTAACAATAAGTTTAGATACGTACCTACGGTCACGGATATGACTCCATGTTCCTACCTCAATCCACTCATCAAGTGTAATAAGCAAAACCGCAAGGTTACTTACACACAATAAAGGGAAGGATAGGGG